GTGAGCATGCCGCGGATCTCCTCGGCCTGCTCCCGGCTGATCTCGATCTCGGTGTTCTCGAACGTCCCGGGCGGGAATCCCCCGGCGAGGTACCAGTCGGTCCCGTACCGCTCGGCCTCCAGCCCGGACAAGATGGTCAGCGCGAACGCGCGCAGCGGGCTCAGGCCCTCGATCCGGCCGGGCAGGCTGAACGCCTTGATGTGGAACAGCTCGCTGCGGTCCATCAGCCGGCCGTAGCAGTAGATCCGCGCCCTTAGCGGGTTGAACGGGGCCATCTCGTCGTTGACGACGTTGACGTCCTCCGGCGGCATCCACTCGATGCTCTGCGGCAGCCCGTAGCCGTCCCGGCTGGTGATCAGGCCCCACGCGTTGCCCTGCAGCAGCAGCGAGCTCATGCACATGAACAGCCAGTCGAAGACGGTGCCGTCCACGCTGGGGTGGTCGAAAATGGACGGCCCGTTATACCGCTGGGTGCGGGTCTCGCCCGGTCCCGGCTTGACGTACAGCTTCAGCGGCAGCGCCGCAGTGGAGTTGGCCAGCAGGGACACTCCGGAGTACAGCGCGGGCAGCGCAAGCGCCTTGTCAGTGCCGAAGAATGCCCTGGTCGGGTGCGCAGGACCGCCTGCGTCAAACTTGACGAACGGTGAGTCCCAGGGGCGTAATCGCCACGGCACTCCGCCGATTACACGTTGTTCAGACCTGCTAGCTCGGATGCGCTCGATGAGACCCATGGCCAATCACCCCCTCCCGTAAAAGGGGGTGACAAGGGAAGACCGCTGACGTGCGTGCGGCCGTACTGCACGGATACGCTCGATCAGCCCCACGGACCTGGGGACTCCCCTGCGGACGGACGGCGGACCCGGCTCCGTTCGGCCGCGGGTTAAGAACTAGGACTCAGGTTACGCCGTGTTAAAGCATTCGTGCCAGGAGAGTGACCGGCAATTTCCTCACCAGCGACAATACGCATGCCGGACAGGCCCTGTTCCGCCCGCTCGGTGATCATCGCGACGATCTGCCCGGCGAGCAGCTTGCGGTCCTCCCCGGTCAGGTCCCGGCCCGGGTTGCAGGCCCGGATGTAGGCGATGGCGAACTCGATCTCATCCGCCAGCGCCGCAGCCGGGATGACGACTCTCACGGCTCAGCGGTGACGTCGCCGACCAGGACGCTGACCGGCTCGCCTCCGGGCATCTCGGTGAACTCCAGCACGCCCGCGTCGCGGATCGCCTCGGCGATCAGCTCCGCGTCGCCGGCGGTGGACTCGGGCAGGGCGATCCTGAGCGCGGGCACGTCAGCTGCTCCTCTCGCAGGGCGGCAGGTACGCCGCCGCGTCCGCCGCGAACCATTCCCCGGACGGCGAGCTGAACGCGGCCTGGTCGTCGCTGCCCGGCGGGTCCAGCGCGTCGAAATCGGCCTGGTGCCAGCCCGTTCCTCCGGACGTCCGGAGATTCGCGGCGCCGCCGGGCGGGCCGGACAGCTCGCGCAGCCGGGCGCACTCGGCCCTGTACCGCCTGTTCTCGGCGTCCAGCCGGCGGCGGTGCTCCAGGTACGCGCGGTGCCAGGCTTCCACCGCATCGGCGCCCGGGATGACGGTGCCGTCGCTCAGCACCAGCCCCGGGTCAGGCAGCGGGTCAGGCGGGCGCTGCGTCACTTGTCCAGGTTAGACGGCTTGCCGGTCGGCTTCTTGCCGTGCTCCACCATCTCCAGCAGCCGGAACTGCTTCACCGCGGTCTTGTGATCCAGCGGCCGGGTGCTGGCGAAGGCGCCGGTCTCGGTGTTCTTCACCTTCTCGCCGCCGTCCACCTTCACGATCTTGTACGGCATCACGATCATCCTCTCCGGATCCACACGGCGCGGCCGAACCCGTCATAGCCAGCGAACCACCACACGACGGTTCCCGTACCGGTCATGCGCGGGCGGGCTCGGGCGGGGCAGGATTCCGGGCGGCGATCTTCGCCGCGATCACCCTGGCGATCTCCGCGTCGCTCCAGCCCAGGCCCTTCCAGTAGCCGTACCGGGCGGACACGGCGCAGAACGACAGCCCGCGCCAGAGCCCGCCGATGGCGAAGCCGAGGGCGAAGAACAGCCCGGCGAAACAGGTGGCGAGCACCCGGCCAGGGCTCGGCGCGGCGCGTGCCTGCCCGCCCAGCTCCTCTACCGGCAGGCGGCCCGCGCGGGGCAGCTCGGTCGTCGTGGTCATGATGCGTCTCCCGGTGTGTCGTCCAGGGGCTGCAGCACGAAGCAGTCCTTAGCCTCGCGCAGCTTGCGCAGCCCGGCGGTGAGCTCGATCCCGTCGCCCAGGATCTCCAGCAGGTGCTCCGCCAGGTAATACGCGGCGGTAGCCACGTCGGCGGCCACGCCGTCCAGCCGCGGATTCGGCGTCAGCCACTTCATCGCGTGCCGGGTGGCCTCGTGCCGCTGGTCCAGCGGGGTGCCCGCGGCGGCCATCAGCCTTCCGCCGGGGCTTCCTCCGCGGGCGCCTCGTCGGCCGGGGCTTCCTCCGCCTCGCTCTCGTCCCCGCCCTCGTCCCGGGACAGCAGGCCGGGCATCCGCGACGCGAGCTCGCGGGCCTCCTGCTCCTGCACCTCCTCGGACGGGTGCTCGGCTTCGACCTGGCTGGCCGGCTTGCCGGGCTCGGCGGCCATCTCGTCGGCCGCGGCGGCCTCGTCGGTCGTGTCCTCAGCCATGATCTCTCCCTGCGGTTGTCGGGGGTGAACCTGGCTCCGTTCCGGCCGCAGGCTATGAGCTGCCTCCAGGGTAGACCGCCCGCGGCTGCCGCGGTCACCCTCTCCGCTCAGTACTTCGGCGAGACGATCTTGTAGATGATCCAGGCCATAGCGGCCAGCTCCACGCCGATGAACCCGGCCATGATCATGCGCATCAGCCACCGGTTCACCTTGCTGCCGCCGTTCTGCGGCGGCGTGATGTGAACGACCACGGATCCTCCTCAGTGCTCCGGCCCGCCCTGGCCTGGTGGCGGTTTCCCGTTTCTCCGGGCTATCAGCCGGATGAGGTCTTCTATCGAGGGGATGCCGATCAGCAGCAGGCCGACGACCAGCTTGCCTACGGTCGCAGTGTTCTTCTCTACCAGGGAGTCCACGATCACGGCGACGCCCAGGAGGAAGGTGGCGATGGTGCGAAAACCGGCCCACCAGGCTGGCACGCCTGCCGTGCCGGTACGCGACGCCTCCCCCGTCATGGCCGGTTACCCGATCGACTTCAGCGGGTCGTAGTTGTACCGCTTGCGGTTCAGCCCCCACAGCGCGTTCGTCCCGCTGGTGATGGGGGTGATATCGGCGGCCGAGTCACGGCGGGACCAGGCCCGGCCGCCGTCGCCGACGTCACGGGTCTCGGCGTTGGCGACCGAGCTCCACAGCCCCGGGGCCAGCTCGCGGCCGAGGTGGATGAGCCGCTGATCCGGGTCCGGGTGCCGGACGGTGGTGACCATCAGCGCGAACGCGGCGGCCTCATCCGCTGAGCTCATCGCGGTCACCTCGATGCCGCCCTTCTCCAGGTCAGGAATCAGCGAGGCGGCCGGCCCGTTCTTCGGCACGACGACGGCGACCGGCTTCCAGGCCCGGCGCAGCCGCAGCAGCTCGGGCACGGCCCATTTCACGCCCTCCCGGTGGCAGCCGCGGGGGATCTCCACCACCGGCCGGTCCTTCCCGGGCCGCAGGATGCCGTTCTCGCTGTCCGCCTGGCCTGGCCGGTACCAGCAGGCCGAGATCGAGGCCGACAGCATGTCCGGGTCGACGTCGACCGAGAACACGACCGGCCGGGTGGCGCCGCCGGGGTCGGGCATGGCGCAGGCGGCCCAGGAGTCCTCGCTGATCACCGCCCAGGCGTCGTCTCCGGCGGGCCAGTCGCCGACCCCCAGCCGCTCCCTGTCGAAGGTGCTGCCGATGGTCATCGCGGCCAGCTCGTGCGCGACGTGGTCGACGGAGATCCGGACGCCGAGCGCGGGGTTGGCCTTGGCCCAGCTGCGCGGGTCGTCCCGGTCGTCGTGCAGCGCGCAGACGATGTGCCGGTTGGTCTTCCTGCCGCGGATCTCGTCCCGGGGGCAGGTATCCAGGTGCGGGTTGATGCTCCACTCGGCGCCCATCAGCTTCGGGTCCCGGGCCAGCACCCGGCGGCGGACCGCGGCGAGCTGGACGGAATCCTTGTAGCCGGCGCTGGCGGTGTAGATGACCTGCGGGTTCGGCACGGCCGACAGGGTGGGGAGCGACGCGCCCACCACTTCGTCGCTCAAGATCATGGCCTCGTCATAGACCACCAGGTCGGCCGTGAACGCGCGGCCGGATCCCCTCGAGCGGGCCAGGAACCGGAGCCGGCCGGCGACGTTGCGGCGGATCTTCTTGCCGCCGGAGCCGAAGATCAGCGTCGACTTCGGCTTGAGCTCGATGGCCTCGTCGCCGTGCGAGGTGGTGACGGCGCGGACCCGGCGGCGCAGCTCGTCATACTCGGTGACCACGTCCCGGACCCGGCGGAAATGTTCCGCGGCAGCCTTGAACTCGTGGGCGGTATGGATGATCATCTTCTCGGAGAACAGGAAAAGCCCGGCTAGTTCCCTGACTTCCAAACACGTGTTCTTGCCGTTCTGCCGACTCAGCACCAGGTAGTTCTCGAACGAGCTCCAGCGGCCGTCCGGCTTGGTGCCGCACAGCTCGCCCAGCCACCAGTCCTGCCAGCTGTCCAGGTCGTAGCCGAAGTTCCGCGCCCAGCCGAGCATGTCGGCGGAGGTGTAGTCGCCGCAGCCGGTCGCGTAGGCCGGGTCGGAGCAGGCCCGGCAGCCGTCCGCCTTGCCCCGGTGCCGCGGCGGGGCGGTCCAGAACCGCGGCTGGTG